GGCATGGCCGGATCCATGTTCTGACGCACGGCGGGGCTAAAGGCGTTGTTCGGGAACATCAAAGGCGGGTTGATCGCCTTTTTGATCATGTCCAAAGTCCCGGCCAGGATATGATTGATGATGTCTTGGTGAGGAATTTTGGTCATCATTTCCGAAATTCCGTGGAACTGCCAGGGGACCGGCTTGATCCGAATCGGAATAAAGGGCCATCGTCCGTGCCATCTGGGATTGGGCCCATCATCCATGATCTCGAAAGTGTCTCCACCGGTGACCAGGACTCGACCTCGGGGATAAAGCAACTCACCAGGCGGAACTTTGTAGGACCAATTCACGTCCGCAGGCCCTATGAGCACTGTGTTGCTTGAAGTGTTTCGGCTCCAGTCGCGGATCCAGAATTCCGTGTACGGGGCTTGGGGAACAATGCTGTCAATGTATTTGGGAGAGCCACCCAGAATTCTTTTCATTTGGGGAGAAAGCAGATCGAAAGAGTGCTGGCCGATCCAGCGGGGTCGGTTAAACGCCATCTGATAGCTGCTGTACTCATGGCTGGGCTTGACCAGGTGCCCTCTCAATGGGAAAGTTCTTTGGAACCAGCTCATCGGCCGAATGGCTCGGTAGATGACTCCTTCCCATCTCTGTAAATGGAAACTGGGTCCGATCGGCATGATCTCCGCAATCCCCAGCGGCTCAAGTTCAAAATCACCCATTCCGCCCATGAGAGTGGGATTCCACTTAATGCGCAGGTAGCCTGTCGAGAGATAGGCGTGGATAACCGCCATGGCCATCTGCAAGTCATTGTCATTGTTCATCCACCAGGCCTTGGTTGTCTTGGTGAGAATTTCGGCTTGATCCTGGTAGGCTTTGTTGTGCGTGGAGACTTCGTAGGTAGGCTTAAGATCCGTCAGAACCGCTTCCAGCTTTTCCATCAGTCTCATCAAGCGGTTGTTGATCGGTGCCGACTTGTAGGAGGGCCGATTCTTGGGCCATTGCTTCCCTAGCAGGTAGCCAATGTATTCATCTTGCTTCTGGACCTCGTCGGAACCCTTCATGAAGTGCTTGCCTTCTTCGAAGGCATAACGACACCACATCTGCCGACGGATCATGTTTTGCTCGGGAGTCAGATCCACCCGTTCCTCGAGAAGATCAACGGGGCTTGAGGTGCCGCTGGGTGGGAAGGGTCGACCTTGTCCTGCCATTCGTGCCTCCTAGTATCCCGGTACCCGGGTGATGTGTCCTTCTTGCTTCTTTTCTCTTTCGAATTCCTCTGGGGTGACGATCAACGTCTGTTCTGGAGCCTCGGCTTGGGGCTTGCTGACTTCAATCTCCCGGCCGCAACCTTGATTGCAACGGAAGACGAGGACCCCATCGTCCAACTGGTAGAGGGCATTGACCACACACTGATTGTTGCGCTTGAGGCAACCTGGGCACTTAAATACGACGTAATCACTGCCCTTGACCCGTTTCCCCGTTTGCGGGGAAATAAATCCGTGTTTTTTGATGATCTTGGTGGCTTGGGTCTGTAGCACCAGTTGAGTCATCTGCCCCTCTTTCCGAGGTCAAAAACATCTTGCTTCGCTGCGGTATCTCTCACAAACCGACCCTCGTCTGCTCTAAGATGGGGGTCGTCCACGCGCTGACACCCCATTTCGTTTTGAAGGTGCGACAGCTGCTTCTGGGACGTCACGGTGATCTCTTCTCCTTCAGGATGGAGATTGGTGGTCGTGAAAGGCTCAAAGAACGTGACCGGGTTCTCCCAGTTGGCGAACAGCATCTCCATGCGCTCGCCACAACAGCTCGGCCATATGAGTTCTGGGTCACAACGGTGATGGACGACGTCAAGCTCCTTTTTCTTACACGCAGAGCACTGAAAATCCCATCTGGGCATCAGGCTCCCACCTGCGCTTGCGGCGGTCCCGGCCTGACGGCACTGAGGTTAGATTCCAAGAAATTCTCGAACTGCTCCTGGACCCAAACGGTAGCCAAGGTGCCCGTGAATGTGGCCTGGTCGTTAACAGCGGATACGGCCCACTCGGGAATGGTGATTATGACCTGCCCAGGTCCCAATGCACCTGTTTGCTGACTGGTCGCCTTTTCGGCGCTCAACTTAGCGCCTTGCGCCTCTAACTTGGCCTGCTTCAGATCCTCCTGCATGGAGTAAATCGCCCCCTTGAGGTCCCCAGATCCTGTGAATGCCACTCCCAGCACTCGTTCCAGTTCTTGCTTGTCATCCACTCCGATCTGTAGGGTCGTGGGAACTGGAGGAGCAGGAGCCGCTACGGCCTTCTGTGGAGCAGTTTCCGGGTAGGCTTGTTGGGCGGCTGCAACTTCCGCGCGCAGACCCTCGGTATCCGGGAACTTGTGCCCAGAATCGCAGAAGGCTTCCCATCGACCCTCCTGGTTCTTGAGAAAGCTATTGTGAACGCCACCAAACTGGCATCGGGGACAAAGTTCTGTACTGGTCACTATGTCAGGCATAAAAGCCTCCTTTTGCTAGGACTGCCCGCTGGCCAGTAAAGGCCCGTTGGTCAGCTACGCCAACACACAGTCGGCAGTCCTGGTTTCATTGTCTCTGCGGAGTCAATCCGCTTCCATTAGCTGAAACGTAGGTCTGCGAAATGTCTTTCCTGATGCCTCGCAGCCTGCTTTCTTCGGATGCTTCAGCGTTTTTGCGCCTTTCAGCACAGATCCACAGGAACAGGTGAACTCCGAAGGACTAGCAGCCACTACAGTTTTCGCCGTTTTCTTTGCCATGATTCCTCCTTAAAGCAAATCGATTCGCACCAGTGGCGTTTTGAATATCTTTCCCTTGAATCGGCACGGAACTCCTCCCAGCGGAGGATCCCCAAATGGATGCTGGAGTTGCCTGTTCTTCAGGTTCGTGGCGGAAGCTCCTTGGAGCAAGGCACCGCACTCTGGGCAGACAATGTCCATGAAGGCGGGAGCCAGGATGAATGCCGGAAGACTGGGTTCCTCCTTGGTGACCTCTCCCGCTGGTTCAGGCTTCGCCTTCATCAGGTTCAGGTCCACGGTTGTCATTGAACTCTCGGCCGAGCTTGCCGTGGTCGGCACATCCATCGGAACTGTCTTCGGTGCCTCCATCTTCGCAGTCTCTGCTTGAGGTTGGTTCGGGGGCGGCATTTTGGGCGGGTGCCGTGGATTCTCCTTCGCAGCGGCAAGAGGATCCCCCAGGCCGGGAACATCTGTTGGGACTGTTTCTCGTCGTTCTTCTTCTCTCATGAATTACTCCTTTTTGGGTTAAAGCATTGCGTAGTCGCTGGCTTGGACTTCGTCGGTCTGCTTGTCGTGAAGAATGGAATAGTCGGTATTGTAATAATCAGCGTTGGGATCCACCTCTACTGCTGTCTCTTCAGTGCCGGCCGGTGTCACCAGGGGCATGACGGTTTTGAGGCAAAACACGGCGATCATGGCCGCGAACAGCACATCATCGTGGGCGTTGTCGCCTACGGGATCGAAGCGGTTGCCTGTGCCGTCATCCACAAAGGTGAAGCACTCGTCCAGAAGACGCTGGGAGCGAATCTCAATCGATTCCTCGACCATGAAATCTCGAAATCGATCAATGAGGGCATCCCGGCTCTTGTGATTGGTGACCCACCCGTAATAGTTGGTGTAGCGGTTCTTGATCTTGTCTAAATGCCGCCATCGATAGAGCTGTTCGTACTCGTGGACGGAAATGAGCTCATCAATGACAGTGGGCAAGTTGTATTCGATCGACAACTCGCAGGTATTGAACAAATAGCCCAGAGCCACAACGGTTGCCGCGAACTTCCTGGCTCCCCGATAGCCCATCCATTCACCCACCTGGCGCATCGGTTGGTGGACTCCGCCTTTGGACAGGACGTCAGGAGCCGCCCAGATGGACGCAGCCGAATAATCCTTGCCCGGGACACCGTGCCCAGGATCTCCCCCCAGGTAGTAAGTCACCCCTGGCCTTGCGGTCTCCCAGAGCCACAGAGGGGCATCGTGCTTATCCTGGTACCGGATCAGCTTGGGAACGGTTTTCCCGTTGCGGCGTTGGACGAGCTTGATGTCCCCGAACCAGATCGGGGAACGGACGTCGCGCACTTCAACCAGCTTGAGGGTGCGCTTCGGGAAAGCCGTCAATCCCTGGAGTTGGAACGCGGCGTCGGGATAGGAGGGGTACTCCTGCTCGAACCCTTCAGCATCGCCTTCAGCCGCCTCGAAATCCGCTGATTCTTGTCGGCGCCAATGGAATTGTTCTTTACTGACCTCGACCCCGAATTCATGCAGGACCTTGTTGTAGATGTGGGTTTCTACACCTCGAAGCTGAAATCCCTCTTTGTGTTCCGGAGTCTTGAAGGGCTTGCTGTAACTCTTCTGTTGCCACCAACCCACAAATTTCGCTCTCCACTTCAGGCTGGTCCCCCTTTTCTCAGCTTCCTTGTAAAGCCGATGGTAGAAGTTGTTTCGGCCTTCCGCAGTTCCCTCGATGGCGGCAATGGTCAAGGGATTGTTTTTGGTAATGGCTGGAAAGACGTGGCGGGTGAGCACCTTCACGTTATTGAACAGGTTGGGCTCGGTGATGTGCACATTCTGAAGGGTGAATCCCCGGCTGGATCCGGTGAGCTTGTTCGCGGCATCCACGAAGAAATGGGAGCGCAGGCCCGGGCGTATGGCTCTCTCTTTTTTATCCTTGCGGTCGAACTTCAGGAGCTCCCCGTGAATGTCATTGGCGATTTCAGGGCACAGCCACCAGGGCAAGCGCTCTAAAGCCAGATGGCTCATTTCGAAGATGTGATTGGAGCGCACTTTCTCATCGGCCAGGATCAAGGTGTTGGTGAGCCGGTTGAAAATGGTACGGGCAAAACACAGGGCTTGGATGAG